CCAGTAAGTTATTAGGAGTAATGTAATGAAACAAACAATGAAAAACATATGGGAATACACAAAGCATCCGTTAGCAGGTATAGGCATAGGATTAGGATTATTAGTAGTTGTCTTTGCTGTAATAGCAGGATTAGGAAGCGGTGCTGTATTATTTGTAGAAAACCTACAATGGTTATTAGATACACCAGAAACCGCTACTAAATGGGATAAGATAGGCAAACTATATTTAACAGGCTTTGGCATAGCAATCATCCTATATATGAAAGCAATGGTATTAGTATTATTTAACAGCATTATTAAATAACACACTCTATATGCTAAAGGGGGCATTATTTAGTGTCCCCTTTTGTTATGAGCACTAAACCGTGAGAAACCACAGTATTAAATGCTAAATAAGTATATGAAAAACATTCAAGAAATCATATAAAGGATTTAATACAATGAGCGAAGAAGACAATAAGAATGGTTGGGGTGGTGCTCGTGCTGGTGCTGGTAGAAAGAAAGGTTCAACCAGTCTGCTCACAGCCGCTACACTATTAAAGACTATTAAAGATACCACAGGTAAAGCGTTTGAAGAACATTTAGCAGAAGGCTACCAAGCAACTATTCTCAATGATAAGCCTAAAGAGCGTTTAGACTATGAGCGTATGATATTAGGCAAGGTAGTCAGCGACAAGGTTGGCGTAGAGATTGAAGGAGATGCTATAACGGTAGAAGACCGTATGCTCGCTTTCGCTGAAGCGTTAAAGACGGTTCAGCACCGTGATGAATCTGGAGAACTATAATGGCAAAAAAACCAACAAGAAAGCGTGGTCCAAACCTGTCAGTAGGTAGAGGCGAGAAACTATCTGTAAAGAAGGGTGCTGGACTGACAGCAAAAGGTAGGGCTAAATACAATAAGGCAACAGGTAGCAATCTAAAAGCACCTGCGCCAAACCCTAAAAGCAAGGCGGCAAAGGCTCGCAAGAAATCGTTTTGTGCTCGCAGCGCAGGATGGACAGGAGAGCGTGGTAAAGCCGCTCGTAGAAGATGGAAGTGTTAATATGAAAAAGAATACTAAGAAAAAAGGTGCGGACGGTAAAGCGTGCTGGAACGGTTATAGATACGCTGGCACACAAGGTGGCAGAGACAAGTGTATTAAAGTAAAGAAGGCAAGAAAGAATGCCAGAAAAAAAGATAAATAAATGATGACAGCACAGATAACCCTCATCGCAGTATTAGTAATGGTATGCGGTGTAATAATATATGAAACCATAAAGGACAACCTATGATGACACTATTAGAGACAGCAATAGAAAATACAACCGCACTGGACGGTGTTGCCTGTATTATAGGAACAAACATAGATGATGATTTAACAACGGTGGCAAACGGTATGACAACTGTGATAGCCGTTGATGATGCGAACACCACAGTGAGCACTGCTAACATCATAAGACACAACAACTTACCAAATGATTTCTTTGCGGAGGTAGGCTTTGACGGTGTCCTATTACCAGATAGCACACGCACACAAGACTATAGTTTAGTAGTATTAAACAATCCTACAAACACTCAGTGGATATTCTTCGCAGATAGAATCATTAGTGGTGGTGGTTTAGTAATAGTAGGATTTGACAACCTACCAGACAACATAGAGTCAGATATAGCATATCGTGGATTTACTACAACACTGACATATGACGATACTAAATACTATACAAAAGCATAAATAAGTATAAGCACTGATACTACCGTGGTCAGTGCTTAACTATGAATACACGGTAAAAGTAATGTTATAGAAAAGGAAAAGAAAATGAATAACAAAACAGACGAATACAATCCGTTTGACGATGAAGGCACTGTAGAAACCGTAGAAGAAACGGTGGCAACAGTTGAATCAGAGTTTGACATAGATGGATTAAAAGCAGATTTCCCTACAGCACCAGAGTTAGAAAAGTTTGTATTTGAACAGACTGGCATCACACTGGCATTAGCAGGTAGAAAGAATGAACTAAAGTATGAAGTAGCATTAGACTGTCTCAACGGTAAAGCAATAGATGATAAATATATTAGCGGCAAGAGTATGAGCAGAAAGGCTGTTGATAAAGGTATCCCAGCCAGAGATGATAGACTACCAGACAGAAGTGAATGTCAGAACTACTTCCATAGTTTCGCATTTCCTAATCCCCTAAAAGGCAAGCACCCTAAAGTAGGCAGTGATGATAAAGTTATTATTCGCTTCCGCAAGTATTTCAATGGTATGATAAGTTATGAGGTAGAAGGACCACTCAAGGAAGTTGGTGTTGGTGAGAAGCAAGATGCGTTTGGTAGAATCATATTTGATTATTATGAGTATGTTGATCCAAGAAGTGGTGAGCAACTGATGAGAGACACATCACCAGATAGTTTCACTAAAAGAGGTGCGGCATTAGCAACCTTCCTAAAGAGCAAGCGAATCAATAAAAGCAATCAGTTTGAAGTGTTTGTAGATAGAGAGTTTGCCTCATTGAATCAGCGTATGATTGATGATCCGTGGGCAGAAGAGTAATGGCTACACAATCAGAGCGAGAGTCGTTTAAGTTTAAGAACAACTTCGCCTCAATGTATGATACACAATGCGAGATTATACACAGACTTATAGCAGAACGATTACAGAGAGGATTAGAAAAGCAGGGTGGAGAAAACCCTGCTGATCCTGATAGTTGGCGTTTGAATGCTGAAGAAGTATATTACCTCGCTCGTGCGTTTGAGATACTACACACTATTAGGTTGAACAAATGATAGACAACGATTTATTAATGCGTAGAGCAATCAAGTGGGTTTGCGATGAACAAGGTGTAGCAGTAGATATGATAGACACTCTGCCTACAGACATTAGGAATATGTTTAATGACACCGTGTTAGATATTGCGGAGGATATGAGATACAATCAACTAAAGTATTTCCGTCCTTTTGAATACCAGAAACGGTTCTTCGCTACTGGTGCTCATAGTGATAGACGAGGCATATTAGCAGCCAACCGAATAGGTAAAACTGTAAGCACAGCATTTGAGACAGCATACCATCTTACAGGACTATACCCAGACTGGTGGGAAGGTAAAAGATTCCACAAGCCTGTTGTAGCGTTTGTCGCTGGCGAAGGCTGGGATCAGGTAGCAAGAGTATTACAAGATGAACTATTAGGTGCGAAAGATATAAAACACCGTGAAGACATTGGCACAGGTGCTATTCCTCGTCATCTTATAGATTTAGATAGTATTAGAGGTTTAGGTGCGAATGCTTATAATGTTCAGATAAAACACGCTAAAGGTGCTAAAAGCATTCTTCAGTTTGGCAACTATACACAGGAAGTTAGACAACTACAAGGATTTAAGTTAGACTTTGTAGTATTTGACGAACAACCGCCAGACGATACTTTCTCTGAACTTATTACAAGAACGGCAACAACACAAGGACAAGTGTTATGCTCCTTTACACCGTTAAAAGGTTTGAATGGTTTGGTGAGCAAGTTCTGGTATGGTGAAGGTGGTTATGAACACATTAGAGTAGCGTGGGACGATGTGCCAGAGTATGACTTATGGGGCGAACCGTTTCTACTAAAGAAAACAAGACAGCAGTTAGAAAGAGACTATTTACCTCACGAGCGTGAAGCAAGGATTAGTGGCAAACCTGTTATGGGTAAAGGTGCTGTATTCCCTGTCAAGAACTGGAATACTTACAAGACTGGTGAGTTTAAGTTTAAGGAGATGATGGATATAGAGCGTGTCATAGCATTAGATTTAGGTTTGGTAAATGACAAGACGGTAATCAGTTATATGTTCTGGCAACCTGATACACAAGAAGCGTGGCTACACTCACAGATAGTTGTAGGTGGCACTGAAGAAGCAAATCCTATGAGTTATATAAATCACCTGATGCGTCCCCAAGTATTTGGTTGTCCTATAGTATTACCTGCTGATGCGAATACACAGGGTAGATATACTATGAGCACACAGAGTATTAGAGAACTATTTGAAGAGTATGAACTGAATGTTCATCCTAATGCTGTTATGAATCCACCAGATGCGAATGGTAAAAGAAACAATCATAAATCGTTTGGCGTAAATATGATGCGACAGATGTTAGACATAGAAACACTATATATAAATGAGAACTGCGTAGAGTTTCTGCGTGAGGCACAGAACTATTATGTTGATGAGAAGGGTAGATTTAGTGATCCAGACGATTGTATAGATAGTGCTCGTTATGCTTTATTAGGTTGTCTAAATGGTTGGAGCGAACCTTATGACGAACTTACTCCACAAGATAGGTTCAAAGAGCAAAGAAATCAGATAAATAACTACAAAAGAAATGCTTCTAAACCATCGTGGAAGCAGACTTATTCGTGAAAAAATAATATAAATAAAGTATAATATACAAGGATTACGGAATGCTAAATCTAAAGAACATCATCAATGGCAGCAATGCTCGTGGCAAGACTGCTCGTGTTATGGAAATGAAATCCATATTAGACGAAAAGATTGACAGTGTTAGTCGCCTATTACAAACAAAGAACAATGTTAATAGACAGAATGACTACCACTATTTAACTCTCGCTGTAGAAGAATCAACAGCACCAGTGAATGACATAGATTATGTTCATCCTGTAGTTAAGCCTATGGTAGATTATTCTACTGCTGTTATTGCCAAAGGTTTAGCACCAAACGGTGATATTAACTTTGAGTTTGTTCCAGACAATGAGATGGATTCTGATGCCGCTCGTCAAGCAACAAATATGGTAAGTAAAATCATCAACGAGTATAACGATCCTCACAAACTCTTAAATCACTGGATTATGGATAGTCTGCTACACAAGAATGGGTTAATGCTTATTAGTCCAAGTGTAGAAAAAACCATACGCTATAGTAAGATTACTGGCAAGATGGATGAACTACAAGCATTTGAAGCACAAGCAACTGACGCAGGTTTAGAAGCAACTCGCACAAGTCGCAAGAAGGTTGGTGTAGATTTAGAAAGTGTTATGATGGAAATGACACAATACGCACAAGTAGCACCTCTACAAGAACAGATGGAACAGATGAGTGCTATGAATATGGGCGTGGATATGGATGATGAAGAACCAGAAACCATATCAAACGCAGATGAAGCATTAGCAGAAGCAACAAACCGTCATACAATCTACGAAGCAGAGTTCAAGTTAGTTGGCAACAATGTCAATATTCGTTTCCGTCCTATCGCACAACACTACTGGGTATGTGATCCTACAGTTGTAAATATTCAGGATCAACCGTTCTGTGGCTTTAGACAGCCTATGACTATTGCTGAAGCAGAAGCACAATATCCAGATATTGATTTAGAAGCATTCGCAGAGTATAGTGAGTATGTAGAAGGACAAGAAAACGCTTCGCATCATTTGGCTATACACGCAAGAGATAGTGTTCCTGTGCGTGGTATGATGAGTGGAACAACAAGTGAAGGCGATGATTTAGTAGATAGAGAAATCGTTGTATCTACTATTTGGGCAAAACACGACATTGACAACGATGGTGATTTAGAACTTATTGAGATTACTTATAGTGGAGATTATGTTATCTGTGCTAAAGAAGTTGAGTTTATTCCTGTAGCAAATATGTGCCCTCGTCCTCTACCACAGAACTTCTTTGGTATGAGTTTAGCAGAAAGTTTAATCCCAGCACAAGAATATGCGACAGCAGCCCACCGTGCGGAAATCACATTAGGACTATTAACAGCAACACCTCGCATCGGCGTTAAGCCAGACAAGGTAGATGTAGAAATGTTCCAAGATGGTGAGAGTAGTGTATTCCTATTAGACAAAAACTTTGATCCAAGCACAGATGTATATCCATTACCAGCACCGTCAGGCAACATTGCGTTTATTGATACAGCATTATCTCGTATTGAAAAAGACACTATGGGCTTAGTTGGTATGACTACACCACAGGATGTATTTAATCCTGAAGTTATGAGTGCGGGTAATAGTGGTGCGAAACTTGCTATGGCAATGGGTCCAAATCAACTAATACAAGACAACACTATTAAGAATGCCGCAAGTGGCTTACAAGATGCTATTTGGTGCGTATGGAGAACACTACTACAATATAGTGAAGAATACAGCGTGAAGAAGATGGCTGCTACTTATCACTATGATGGTGTTCCAGTATTTATTGACGCAGAAGAGTTTGACAACTTCAACTTCGCAGAACGCAAACTTGTCAATATTGAGTTAGCAACAGGTATGCGCAGTGAAGAAAATAATGTTCAAAGACTACAACTTATACAAGGCACACAAGAAAAACTATATGCGACTGTTCAAGCAATGGTTAGCCAGAATACTCTTACACCAGAAGTATTTGCGAAGATTAAAAAACCATATGAAGATACACTATATACTTTAGGTGTAAAAGATTGTGATAGTTATTTGCCTACTGATGAAGAGATTATGGCTATGATTCAACAAGCACAAGAAGCCGCTATGAACAAACAACCTTCACCAGATGAGCAAGCAACAATGGCTAAAGCACAACTGGATCAAGCAAGAGCGCAAGAGATAGCAGCAAGCCTACCTATGAAACAACAAGAGTCAATGATGAAAATGGCTAAAGCAGGTATTGATGCTGAAAAAACCAGAGCAGATGTAGAAAATAGTAAAGTAAATACTCGTCTAAATCTTGCTGATGCGTTGGGTAATACAGCAGAGCGTAAGTTAGAACTTGCCGCACAGAGTAAAAATATGGGCACAAACTATTAAAAGGAATGTAAATGTTTAGTAATGAAATAGAAATAGATAATGTAAATGGGTTAAAGAATGCCACAGCATCAGAGTTAGATGAAGCAGACACGCTGATTCGCTATGCTGAACAACTAATGAATGATACTATGTTTAAGAAGTTTATGCGTAGTATCAACAACGAGATTATCAATGAGATGATGAATATAACTGCTCATACTGTTGATGATAATGCCAAACGAGTTGCTCTAAACAATCAACTCACAGGCATAAATAAGATTGGAGAAAAACTTCAGTCAG